GATGATTGCCGCGCCCCACGGTCCTGCCATGAATGCAGCGACCCTGCCCACAACGCCGCCCATAGTCGAGAGTGCGGCTGCAGTCTGACCTCCCTGCTGCGCAAGGATGACGAGCGGGTTGATCCCGGAGGCGAGCGATGCGGTGACGTCCTGCGCCTGGTAGCCGAGCTGAACATAGGCAGTGTTCATCCGACCGAGCGAACGCTGGTTGATGTCCATCTGCGCTTTGGCCTGGCGCTGGATCGCAATCCACTCGCCCTCCTGAAGCTTGTTCTGCATCAGCAGCGCAGTCGCCTGCTGCATCGTCGAGTTGTATCGGGTCTGCGCGGCGAAGAGTGGATCGAGGCCTGCGCGCAGTTCGACCAACGCCTGAGCCTGCTGCCGCTCGGCAATCGCCGCACGACGAGTCTCCTCGGCGGCGTTACGTGTTGCGGCTGCGGCCTCGCGTTCTGCGTTCGCCTTGTCCTTCGCTGCCTGCTTCGCTACTGCGGCTGCTGCTCGGGCGGCATCCTGCTCTTCTTTCTTAGCTGCTCGTTCAGCTGCAAGCGCCTCTTCAGTAGCAGCTCGTTCTGCAGCGGCCTTTTCTCGAGCAGCTGCTTTCGCTGCGGCCGCGGCTTCTCGGATGGCGGCTTGCTCTGCCTGCTTGGCTGCCCTAACTTCGGCGGCTGCCTGTCGAGCCGCGTCTCGTTCAGCATTGAGCTTGTCGCGTGCAGCCGTTCGTGCAGCAATGGCGGCCGCCTTGGCATCTGCGATTTCCTTCTGTCGCTGCGCGGCCAATTCCGCGGCAGCCTGACGACCTGCGGCACTGTTCGCCTGGATCGATGCACGCGCCTGGTCGAGCGCCTGCTTCGCGGCCTTCATGCCGGCGGCAAACTCCTGACCACCGATCATCCCCTCACGGAAGAGAGCACGGTTATCGGCCAGGGCCTTGTTGTACTTCTCTTGTGCCGCATACAGCGGATCGATCGACTGCTGCAGACGACGGAACGCGGACTGAAGGTCACCAGCGCCCTTGCCTACGTCAGTTACCGCCTTAGCGGCACGGCGACCTCCAGTCTCCGCACCGCTAGGGTTGATGTTGACATTGATGCCAATGTTGTCGGTTTCGTCAGCCATCAGTGGATCATCCCGCCTGTACCCTGGAACATCTTCACAAGGTCGTTAAGATCACCGCCTCCCTGTGGGGAAGCGACGGTTGTCTTACCCGGCCCTCCCTTCTTTACCTTGGGCGGGGTCTTGAGCAATCCCAGATAGGCGGCAGCGGCAACGTAGACAGGAGGTCCGTTCTTTCCCCAGTGCTCAAGCATGTACTTGTACTTGCGGAAAGACCAGCGCTTCCTTACGCCGTTCCAGCTTCCTCCTTCGCATCCTGCGGCGACGAGCTCTGCGATGACGGGGTTGAAGTCTCCATCAAAGTCTTCTCCTCCTCCGTCATCTCCAGGAGTTCCCCCGGTTCTGCCTCCAGGCCGGCCTCCCTGAGGATTTCGAAGATGGCGAGCTGTGCCGGCCCGATCTCCGTCGCCTTCAACTTCTTGCGAAGGAAGTAGACGACGCCGTGGAAGATCTGCTCCTCACGGTCAATCGTCGGCGCCAGGTCTTCGGGGTTGATGTTGAAGACAGCCATGTCGAAGTTGTCACCCTCGACGATCCCACTCGCGATGATATGGATACCGGCATTGACGGCCTCCATGGGATCACGCGACAGCTGAGCCTGCTGGGTGTAAGGCCACGCCCTCTCAAGCGCGACGAAGTTGAGTTCGGGCACCTCGTACTCGGTGCCTCCGATAGTAACCTTTGCCATTTGGGTTGTCCCTCCCAAGAGTGATGAAGAGGACGGGAGGCCGTGAAGCCCCCCGCCCGTTACGACTTAAGCGCCGCCTCCGCCCACAGAGGTCGTGGTGAGACGACCGATGCGGCCGGCGTCGTCCGCCTGCGCGTTGCCCGACATCTCGCCGATGAGATAGTCGTCCTGCTTCAGCGGCATCGACAGCTTGTTCGACACGGCCTTGTACAGGATCAGCGAGAACGACTTGCCGTCGTACAGCTGCGACAAGACCAGGCGGAACTTCGGCGTCGCGCCCATCAGCTGGTTGGTGATCTCGAGCGATCCACCCGAGCTGTCCGACTCGTACATATAGTTGAACAGCATGGCCTTGCTCGCATCGGCAGCCGCGAAGGTGTAGACGCCGGTGGCGTAATCGACCTTGTACTGACCGATGGTCGGGGTGCCCGACGGAACCTGCACAAGCGGCAAGCCCGAGTCGCCGTAATAGACACCCAGGTCCTGGTAGAAGTCGGCGCCGTTCGCGACAGTGACGGTATAGGCCGTCATCGCCGGCACAGTGCCGTGCTCGTTGAACACCTGGATCAGCTCGCTGTCTTCGGTGACCGTCTGGTCGAAGAAGACACGGTTGAAGGCGGAGACGTCGATGTTACCCGACGATGCCTTCCACTCGATCTTCGTCTTCCCGCGGGCCACGTCGAGCGCAAACTGATACTGGCCGTAGAGTTCCTTGATATCCCCGCTGAAATCGACGGAGACGTCCTGGAGCGCGCCGAAGCGCATCGGGTTCAACCCGTCGGCGTCGGTAGCGAACAGCTGACCGGTGCCGAAGACATACTGACTCATTTCCCAAACTCCCTATTGAGGGTTTCCTTCAGCATCGGCAGACTGTCAGCCACGTGGTTGAGAGCTGCCGTGTTGCGCGACAAGGGAGAGTTGCGACCAACCTTCCCGAACCACGCCTCGACTCCCCTGTCGATCGCATCGCTGATGTCCAGCTTCGCGTTCGTCTCCGGCGCCTTGGTGTCGACTGCCGGATCGGCAGCTTTCGTCGTGGCGAGGGGCCCGGTGAGTTTCTGGTCGTCCTGCATCATGTCCTCCATTATGGTACCAGAAGTTTAATAGGAATGGTAATCATCCCTTGACCATCAATGTCGCCGGGGTCCTTGAAGATGCGGCCCCCGATGAAGCAGTGATAGACTAGCCCATCAAGCGTGTTCCTCTTATCCATGAACCCAGGGTCCGATGGCAAGGGAGCGAGTGCCTTGCGCACACCGCCGATGATAAGGTTATTCTCGATGACCGCCTTGGCGTTGGGGTCTTTGGCCACACACTGATAGATAATCCAGGTGGCCTCAAGAATGGACTTGTAGGGCATGCCCGACGTCTGCTGTTCGGTCGTCCCCTGCTCGGCTTGCCCACACCAGGGTTGGAGCTCGGCGGCAACCTCATAGAACAGCTTGATGCGACGGGTCTTCGTGACGAACCGACCGGCGTCCGGCTTCGCAGGATCACGCGTCCAGGTGACACGATCCATGCGCTCGGCGAGCCTGCTGAAGATGAGTTCCTCGTCGATCATACTTCGCCCCTCATGCTGCGGCGGATACCTTGAACCACCGTGTTCTTGATGTCACGGCTCAGCTGAGCTGCACCAACACGCGAGGCGTCCCGCATGAAGTGACGACCTGCAATCACGGCACCAGGGTGGAAGACCTGCGTGGCGAAGACCTTGTCACCGGTCGCCGCGTAGAACGCGAGGATCTTGCCCTCCCGTGGGCGGATGATATGCGGCGGGATCACCGCACCCTTCTCAAGTGCCTTCGCATACTTCTCCACCTTCGGATCGTTGAAGAAGACACGGGCACGAACCATGCCGTCCTCTTCATAGACCTTGCTGTCGAGCGCAGCGGATAGCTTGCCGGTCTTCTCCCCGAGCCGGGAGTTGATGTTGTCCCGCACGCGATCTTCGATAGCGTTGATCCAGCTTCGTGCCTTCTCTACCAAAAGAACCCGCACAATGGCGGGCATCTGTTCGAGGTTGCGGACGAGTGCTCGATCTCCAAAGATCTCCACTTCGAGGAAGTCGTTCTTCGCCATCAGATCGGCACCACGTTGCGGTACTGCTGCAGCGTCGTCGCGGCGACGTCTGAGATGTCCTGGCTGGAGAAGGTCACAGTCTCCTGTCCGCCGAGCGTCTTGGACAGAACACCGATATGTTCCTTGCGACGATACCACTCACCGATGATCTCTGTCACGGCGAAGGCCATGTCCCAGGGTGCGAAGCCGTAATCGACGGATAGCGTCTTGCCCCCATCAAACGTCGAGAAGGTATAGGTGCCCCACTGATCGACATAGTACTGACCCGTCGTGAGGTCTACTGCTGTGGGCATCTGCGTGTAAAGGGTATCGCCCTCCTTGACCGAGATATTCGATACCCACTGACCATTCACCGGAGTCCACGGCACAACGACATCGGGTGAGGTGTCGGGCTGCAACTCTACGACGGTGGTCTCGATCTGGCCATACCCCGCCTCATACACAACAAGGCATGGTACCCGATAATAGAAACGATAGCCGAACAAGTCGAGCGACTGTGCGGACTGACGCGCATCGCCGAGGACATAGCCGTTGGCCGGCATAGCAACGTTGGTCGATGCGGAAGCGAGAATGTTGGTCGATCCTACTCCCACAGAGGACACGGACCGAACAGGCCAGTTCCTAAGGAGCGTGGACTCCTTGCCGTTCCCGCGGAAGTGTTCGTTGTAGACCTTTGGAGTCAGGCTGTCCCGGTTGAGATAGCCGAGAATGAACTGAGAGGCTGCGTTCAGCACGCGCAGCAATCCTGCGTCCGACGTGTCACTGTCGGCCGGGATGCCAAGCCAATCCTTGACAGCAGCGAGTGTGGTCAGCCTCTCAGTCATTGTCTTAGTCTCCGTCGGAGTTGGCTTCGACCAACTCGTGAGCCTTGGCGCGCAGCTCTTTCTTGTTCATGTCGTCGGCATCCTCGCCGTGCGACTCGATGAACTCGATGAGCTCGTCCTTGGTCATTGCATCGACCTGCTCGGCCGTTGCCTTGTCCTCGACCTCGACGAAGCCGTGACGCTGGAGCGTCTCGACGTGGCCGGCGACCGCGACCTTGATGATGCCGTCCTTCGGCACCTCATAGTCGTGTCCTTCGATGAAAGCGGACTTGGTCCCCTTCGGTGCCTTCATCCGCATCTGCTTGGTAGCCATGTTCTTCTTTCCTTCTGTGCGCGCAGAGGGTTGGGCCGAGGAAGGCGCGCACCTCCCTCGACCCGCTCCCCGCTTAGCCGATGTTGGTGATGAGACCCATCGACGGCGGGAAGTAGTGCTGAAGCACCTCGTCGGCATAGACGCCGTACTCGTACTTGCGAGTGCGGAGCGGCCATTCGATCTGGTAGTATTCCTGGCGCGTCCGCACCTGGAACACGTTGCCCACACCCGACATCGGGTAGGGCAGCTTCGACGTGGTGAAGAAGATCGTCCCCGCCGGCATGTTCGGGTGCAGCCGAACCTTGAGGATATTCGCACCCGACATGGAGAACCGGTTGAGATAGGTGGCGACCATCACACCACCGGCGATCATCCCCTGCTCCATATTGACCACGATGCGGTATGCGCCGCTCGAGTTCGAAGCAAGGATCTTCTGGGAGATGCTCAGGGCTTCCTGCGACGACACCCAGATGGTATCGGGCGTGAGACGATAGTTGTCCCAGAAGGCCTTGAGCGCGGCGTCGATCTCGACGATGCCGCCCGCATTGTCCGTCGTCAGGCTTGCGCCGTCGAGCGACTTGTAATACGAGTTGCTGCCCGCCTTGCAGGCCTGGGTCATCAGGCCGTCGAAGACGAGGTTGTTCGTCGAGTTGTCGGACGCCGGCAGCGACGTGAGCAGCTGCGTACCTGCGGCCGCCCCGGTGATCGTCACCGTGTTGACCGTGGTGATCGCACCGAGCACCCCGTTCGTGGTCGTCGAGCCCCAGTACCAGGCATAAGCGACGGCGCCCTTGACGGCGGCCACAGTGCCCGTGATGGAGTTCGTCGTGCCCGACGAGATGGTTGCGGTTGCCTGCGCCGACTTCTGAGCCGATCCGCCGCCGAAGGTATCCGTCGAGGCGTCGGCGTTGGTACGCGTGACGCTGGTCGGGATGCCCGCGGTAACGGACGAGTTCATGAAGCCCTCGAGGGTGAGGGCGACGACGTTGACATACTGCGTTGCGGCGAGCGAGCCGCCCGTGCCGTTGACGGACACGGAAGGCGTCGGGGTCGTGCCGAGGTTCAAGGTGCCGTTGCCGCCGAGGAGGAGAATTTCCTCGCCGAGCATCAGCGCCTCGAGTCCGACCTTCGCGGCGATTGCACGGATATCGGCAAAGCCCTCACCCGCATACTGCGCCTCGAAGTCGACCGAGTCTTCGATACCGATGCCCTTGTAGGCCGCCGAATAGTCGGCAGTCGACACGGCCATGACAGCACCGCGGTTACCCCCGGACACGCCGATACGGATGCCGCTCGTGTTGATCCCGGTGACGGCCTTCCAGTTCGCCTGGATGCCGCCCTTGCCGGACACGCGCGGGATTTCGTTGCGCAGCGGGGTGAGGACCGGGTAGAGAAACTTCGCACCGGCCTCGAGGTCATAGAAGGTCAGACCGGTCGTTGCCGAGCCGGACTGTGAGAAGGTCGACTTGGCCAGAGCTTCCGGCAGACGGGGGTCACCCGGCAGCACGTTCGCGTCGGTCAGCGCCTTCATCAGAGCGTCGAGGGATGCACCCGCAGCGAGGCCCTGTTCCTGGATCACACTCATATCGTACTCACTTTCTTGTCAGTGTGGTTGTTGACGAAACCATACCGTCCCCGGCATGGGCAGTAATCGGCGTTCCCGTCCCCGGTTCAGCCTCGTTGCTTCTTAGCGGCCGCCTCCCATATGCTGGGGCTTGGTCTGCGCAGCCTTGATGAGCAAGGTCGCGAGCCCGTCGGCCCCGTGGAGTTCGACCATCTCGCGAACGACAGCCAACTTCTCCATCGAGTCGTTGTGCGTGCCCTTCCCGAGCGATCCATCGCCTCCCTTCTCGACACCGGCTCCACGCGGAGCCCGCGGCATGGGAGTATCTTCGATGACCTTGACGCGCTTGGCCAGACCATCCATCTGTTCGATGGCGTCTTCGGCAACCTTCTTCAGCGCGTCGTAGTCACTCTCGAGCTTGTTGAACTTGGCGAGAGGAACAACCTCCTCGGACTCCACAGGGGCTCGCTTCGCCAGCGTCTCCTCCGTGGGATCGTAGTCTTCACCGAGGTCATCCTTCACCGACTCGATCAACGAGCACACGTCCTTGGCGAGCGTGTTCTCGGGATCGGCCTGCGCTGCCCGATAGTAATAGTCGTAGCAGGCGACCGGCGTCACGTCGGTATCGATGCCCTTGAGCATTTCAGCCACCTGCTGCTGGGCATAGGTGATGAAGTTCTCGCCGAACCCGGCCAGCGTCGACTTCAACGCGGAGGAGACATTGGCGTCTTCACCGTCGTCGCCTTCGAGCACCCCTTCCGCCTTGATCGACCGGGTGAGGTCGGACACGTCACCGATCATCCGGGCAAACCGACTGACGGTATACATGCCCTTCTCGAGTGCCGGACCGCCCGTCGCCGGATCACGCGGCAGCTCGAGTTCGCAGAACGCCTTGTGCAGACGATCGAGGTCGGAGAACACAGTCGGCTCTTCCCGTGCTTCCTCGGCCTCGTCGATCTCACCGGTGACGCGCTGCAATGCCTTGCGCAGACGGTCGGCATCGCTCAGTTCGGAGTCGGCCTTCTCGAGCTTGGCTTCATGCGCTTCCGCATCGGCCTTCTTCTCGAACGCCTCGCCGTCGGAGGTCACCCACTTCTGGGAGATACCAGGAGGGGTGGTCTTTTCGACCTTGGGCTCGGTGCCGGTGGGAGCATCGTCGGCTTTCGGAGCATCAGTCCCCGGAGCTGCGTCGGCAGCTTCACCTTCTTTGGCTTCGGCACCTTCTTCGACTGCATCGGCTTTCCCCAGCTTGCTGTGTTCCTCGATCAGCTGCTCACGGGCCTGGGGAATGAAATCCATCCAGTCACCCGTGTTGGCCGCCTTCTGCAATTCCTCGGCGCGCTTGGCGACCACAGGGTTGGGCGGATTATAGGGAAGCTCACCCTGCGCGGCAGGAGCAGCGGCCGGCGGCGTCACTTCCGCCTTGGGCTCCTCGACCTGCTCGCCGGTGTCGGCCTTGGCGAAGCCAGGCCATTCCTCGTCGTCGTTCTCGACCTGGAACGCGATGTTCTCGACGGTCCCGTCCGCCTTGGCGAACTGGAAGGTTGCGGTCGGGACGCAGGCGTTGTCGACCAGGCTGACTTCGTTCGGGTCGGCCGTGTACTTCTTGATCTTGGCGCCGGCATCGCCCGTCTCCGTCCAGCGCTTGGCATAGGAGCCGCCGACGCTGAAGCCGGTGTAGACGCCTTCGACGACCTTCTCCCATTCCTGGTCATCGACGATCTTGGCACAGACATCGATCGCCTTCTCGGTGTCATCGAACTCGAGCTCGGTCAGCTTGCCGGCGGCGGTGAGGCCGTGCATGACGCGGACGTTGCCCTTCGACAGACCGCCCGATGCGTCGCTGATGCCCTGCGACCACTTCTCGAACAGTGGCTTGGACGTCGTATAGTCCATCACCTCGCCCGACTTGTCCAGGATTTCCTGGGTGATCCGGCCGTGGACGAGACGGTTCTCTTCATCCACCTTGACAAGCGGGACGAATACCCGCGCCTTCGTCGTCTTCTTACTCATGGTCATTCTCCTCTGTGGGCGCGGGACCCATGGACTGCAGGAACCTAGACAGCGCAGCAACGTCGCCCTGCTCGACGAGCTTCATCAAGTTTGCAGCGGCAACCTTCGCTGCTGCGCCCTCATCTGTTTTGTCCGCCTTCGGTGTCGGCAAGGGTGAACCCCCTGCGCCTCCAGGCTGGACGTTGATACCCTTTCCGTCTTTGCCCTGCGGCGTATTCGGATCGGGATTGATCGGGTTCCCATTCTCATCGACCTTGGCGCCACCCTGGGCGTCCACAGTCAGGACAAGCGGAGCGAGCCCGTTGGAGGTCATGAACATCGGCTCATCGAACTGCGGGTCTTCGTAGGGATCGCGGCCATTGGCGACGCGACCTTCATTGACCGTCAGAAGACCAACCTTGACGTCCGCTTCGGTGATCGCCTGCCGCTTGGTCGGATCGAGCTCATCATCACCCTTCCAGATGAACTCATAGTCGTCGGCATCCAGGTCTTCTTCAAGGGTCGTATCGACCAGGTCCTTGATGTAGTTCTGGATCGGCGTCAGTCCTTCGGCCGCTGCGTTCTGCGACGCGTTCTCCGACGTGGCTCGGTTCATCATCTTGATGAACGGCTGCGGATTTACAGAGAAAGCGAAACAGGTTACGCGTGCAAGCCATTCTTCGGCTGCCCCAAACAGTTCGGTCTCCTGCGTCGGGATATACGTCTTCCCGACTGCGTTTGGCACGAACCGTGCCTTTGACCGTTCTGCGAGATTGCCGGCGAGAATGTTGTCGAACCATTCCTGGAATGTCCTGATCTGATCGGGGGTCCACGTCTCCGGCACACCGATCAACGCGGGAGGCATGTTGCCTTCCGTGAAGAAGTTGAGCTGGAACACCTGACGACGCAACGCAATGTTGATGGTCATCAAGATCTGCTCCACGGGCGAGAACCCGTAGACCTTATGGACGCGGACATTCCGCGGACGGTACATCAGGTCCCGCGTGCCGTAGTTCACGGCGGGCATTCCCTTGAGCACCTGCTGATAGGCAGTATCGAACGGGTCTTCGGGCGTACGGCCCCAGTCATCCAGGATACGCTTGACCGTTGCACCATCGATGGGATCGAGGGCGATCAGCTTACCGCCACGGGTACGACGGCGATGCAGCGAGACCGCGTCGATCACGAACAGGTCCTCGAGGACGATCCGCAGCCAAGCGTTCCAGCGGTTCTCACCGTCGGGCTTCTTGAAGAACTTGGTCAATTCCTTGATCTTGTTCTTCTTCTGCGGCGTCAGCTTCTCCTTCGAGTCCTTCAGCTGGATCACCCAGCGAAGCCGCTCCATCTGATCCTTGCGGGTCTCGATAACCAGGCGCAAGAGATCATAGGCGTCACCGAACGCGCGGAGATGCGCAAACGTAATAGGCTCGTAGGCGCGGGGCTGAGTATTGATGTTGTAGCCCTGTGGGAAGTCGAAACGGCGGCCTGCCACTTCCGGCGGCGCCTGTGGGGTCATCGGTTGACCCGGGCCGAACCACGCTGCGCCATCGCCGGTTGCGCCATAGGTCGAACCGATGCCGTAACTGAACTTCACTGTCGGCGCGGGGATGGCGACTTCACGACCACCGCCTTTCCGGGCACGTTCACTTACCATCAGTTCGATACCCCTTGGTTGCCATCAGGCGATGGTCCGAAATAGCGCAGAAAACCGGCGTTTGCGAGGGGCACAACGTCTTCTTCAAGAACGTGGAACAACCCGTCATCCTCCAGCATGTACTTGCGACCACCGCCACCGAATGCAGTATTTATACCTTTTGGGCCTTGAAGAGAAACAATAGTGCCAATCGCAGTGGGTGCGACGCTCCCTTTCAGCCGGTTCTTGACAGCCTCAGCTTCCTGACGATAGTAATCCATCAGGCCTTGATTGGAGATGACTCCTACCATCAGTTCTGTCATGGCCCAGACGAGTGCGTCCATGCGATCAGGCGAATACCCCATATTGCCATCGGGCGTGTATTCACACATCTGATCCTCGAGAAGCGGGAAGCCCCCGACGTGACTGACCTTGCCCTGCTCGTACAGCTGAGACACCGGCTCGGCGCGGACATACTTGCCTCGCGTTGCATGGACGTCCTTCATCGGAACAAAGTCGGCGGTGCGAAGCCCATCTTCTTTCATCGACTTCGCAGCCTGACGAAGAACGGCTGCAACCATTTCACCACCCTGGTTGGCTTCATACACCAGGTTATCAGCTTCCCACTCGTCGAAGCAGCGGATCGCCTCACGTCCCCATTCCTCGGGAGTGCCCATGATCGACGCATCCTCGAGCACATAGCCTTGACCGTTATGATCGATCCCACAGACGATGATGCCAGTTTCCGCTGCACCCTCTCCAACTTCCTTCGCCGGATCGACTGCAACCACGATGCGTAGGAAGTGAGGAAGAATGATCGGCGTCATGCTGTCCACAGGGCGGATGCGCTTCCGGTCGATCATCTCGCGGTTCCAGAGTGCGCCCGGCGTATCGTCGAGCAACTCTGCATTCAGTTCCTGTCGACCGATCCGCGTTCCCTCGTACTTCTCGATCACCGCCTTGACGAACGGTGGAGCGAGGTTCATCAGGTTCTCGCGGGTATTACCCTTCGTGATATAGGTGTCGCTGCGGAGGATGATGTCCTTGAGAAGTTTGATCGGTCGAGGAGTAGTCGTAACGATCTGCTTGGGGTGGTCTCCGAGTCGTAGGCCAAACTGAAGATTGTCCCAGGCCTCTTGGGCATACCGCCACTTACATAGCTCATCACACCAGGCACCATCGAACTGCGGACCGCGCAAGGAGTCGAAATCTTCGGCGGAGAACAACGAGGCGACGGCGCCATTCGGCCAGGTGAGGCGACGCTTAGAAGGTTCGTACTTCGGACGGAAATCACGAGGGCTGCAGGCAAGGATGCCCGACTCACCTTCAACCATAACGTCTCGAGCATCCGCGCTATCCTCTGCGACAAGCGCTAGGCGTTTGCACTGACCCGAGCGCACCCATTCAATTACCGTCTCCGCGCCCGTCCGCGTTTTGCCGAACCCACGACCCGCGAGGATAAGCCACGTCGTATAAGGTACCGTAGGCTCAAGCTGATTAGCACGAGCCCACAGAGGCCAATGATGTAGAAGATCATCAGCCTCCTCATCAGTGAGGTCTTCGAGCTTGTCGAGGGAAATAGACTTGAGATGATGATTTCGTAGATCTCTCGCATCGACTTCCTGGATCTTCTCAACTACGTCGGCGTCGTCGGACCATAGGTGGATTACTCCCTGCCGGCTCGAGCTCCTGATCGGGCGACGGCGCGGGGAGTGCTCGGCCTGACGCTCCTTCTTCTTCCATAGACCCAGATGCTTCAGGCTCTTCTTCCGATCCGCTTTCGAGAAGATAACCCGCACCCGCCGCTTGGAGCTTAGCAATACGGTTGAGGAGTTTCGACTTGGCGCCTTCAACACTGATACCTCCACTGAGTTCTAGCTTACCGCCGCGATCATACTTGTCGGGCCGGCGAGCCTTCAGTATCATCTGCATCAGCGGATCGGATTTGGTGAGGGCGCGTTCGAGTGCCACGTCCTCGATGAAGTCGGTACCGCTATCGACGGCTTCTTCCCAGTCAGCGGCGAAGTCGGGATCGGATTTCTTCCATGCCCGGAAGTTCCCCACAGTGCCGCCCGCGGCCTCAGCGGCAAACGAGATGGAAGCACCGACGGCTAACTGGTCGAGGAAGACCTTCCGGCGTTTGAACGTGCGAACAAAGTGGGACATGGGCAGTTGATCTCTCGTCCTTGACGTTGTATGATCGACATCGTTCCCAACACAAGGAAACATCGAATGGTACGAACGAGAAAATCCCATGAACCAGGTGAAGAGAAACCAAAGACCCGTCGTGGTCTGGAGGCCTACTCGCCCAAGGTTGACGGCCATCGCTATGTGATCCACGCATCGTATGCGCGTGAAGGCGATCCTGTCGGCAAGATCCTCGTCCTCAAGTTCCTGGGCACTTTCGCTGCCAGGTTCATGGTCACTCGCCTGATCGGCAAGGACGAGTGGAAGTACGAGACCTGGTTCGACCGGGACACGATGGTCGTCACCAGCCGAGGCGTCAAGATCCGCGCACATGCAGACCAGATCAAGGAGCTGATCGACTATGAGCCGACTGAAGAAGAGGATGCTTGGAGGGACGAGCAGCTTATCGCTTCGATCAACCGTTTCCTCTACGGCAGGAGCGAGTCCGGACATGCTGAGCCAGTCGAGGATATTCGAGATGAAGACGATGACGGGGAGGACACGCCGAAGCGAGCCCGTGATCCAAAACCTGCGCGTGCCGCTAAACCCGAACGACCGAAGGCTGATCCAAAGCCTAAGAGAGAGCGCGTTGACTTATCTGGGATGGTGACCGCGAACGACATCGCCAAGAAGCTCGGTGTCGAGGGACGTGAAGTCCGCGGCGTCCTTCGTGCGATGAAGCTCGAGAAGCCTTCCTTCGGTTGGGCGTTCGACAAGAAGACTGCTGCTGACATCGAGGCCAAGGTCACAGCAGGTTTGAAGGCCGCCAAAAAGAAGAAGGGAAAGTAACATGCCGTCAGTCCTAGCTGTCGATCCGTCGACCAACACCCCTGTGGGAAAAGCGCTCCAGCGTATCTATGGTGCGTTTACCAACCCGACGAAGCACACCATGACCGAGACGGCGAAGTATCCGCTGCAGGACTTCATCGGTGATGACAACGGCCAGCGTATCGAGGACTACGCCTATCGGACGTTAGGAAAGTTGCTCGCCAGGATCGGTCGTCACGGGTACGCGTTCGGTATGCCTCAGCTGACGATCACGACGACACCGGATCACTACCTCGAGTTCGTGTGGACTATTCCCTCGGTCGCCGCCGACGCTCACCTGCACACGACCCTGACAAAGCAGACCGAGGTCATCAGCCAGGAGTTGAAGTGGTTCGAGGACTATGGGACAGCGCAACAGGACGTTGACTTCATCGAGCGAGTATCTCGCATCCGGGGTGCGGCTCAGCGCATTATTGAGGAAGGGATTATGCTCGGCTATCATCTGGATGAAAGGGAAAGGGCCGCCGACCCGAAGACCGACGACCCCTCCACAGGCCTGCCGAAGCAGGAGGCTTAGATGCGGGTGCCCGACTTGTCCGAGTTGTCGGTGTGGATCGAGTCGACGTGACCCGACGCATCTTCCTGCACGCCGGCGAACGCGGCATTCAGGGTTCCGGGAGGCGCATAGGCGGGCTTGCCCTGGTCGTTGCGGATGACACCCGCACGATCCGGACCCGACGCGGCGCCGGCGACGATCAGTTCCTTGGCGTCCTCGGCCGGAGCGGTGTCGGCCTGCTGTTCCTCAGGAAGCAGATCGCCGACCTTCAGCTCGGTCGAAGCAACGTGACGGTCCGCGGTTTCCTCGGGGCTTTCCTTGGTCACCTCGACGGGTTCTTGCGGCGATGCGGCCGGAGTCTCGACCTTGCCGACATTCTCGTCGGCGGCCTTGACCTCTTCCTTCGTCGGCTGGCCCTTGTCGACCGCGGAAGCAGCAGCCTTTGCGTTCGGCGCCTTGCCTTCTTCAAACGTACCCATGGTCAATTCTCCTGTGGTAAATCCCTCAACGCCATCAACGCACGAAGACGTCGATTGGTTCCACTAGGATACGCCACATGCTGTCATATGTCAAAGGAGGTCAATAATGGCACGCGACGATAAGGATAAGCCTCCTAAGGGAGGATGGCTTGGACCACCTCCTGCGCATAAGCTGGCGCCTATCGCCACTGCTCGTGGTGCCAAGAAGGGCAAATGGATCTGGAAGGAGAATAAACTAACGGACAAACAGAAGTTGCGTCACGAGAAGTTTCAACGTAAGATGAAGAAGGCTGATAAAGCCGGAGAATGGAGATTTTGATGACCACTGCCACGATGATCGCCGACAGCATTAGCCCACAGGGCATTCGCATCAGCAGCCTTCACCTGCGCTACCCGCGCTTCATCCATAGCGAGTTGATGACTCACCGCGTCTTCAGTCGCAATGCGAGGTCGTCGAGAGCGGTGCCCGTCAGCACCTTGCTCAAGGAAACGATCTTCGTTCCCGAGTTCGGCATGAACCGCAAAGGTATGCAGTCCGACGAACGGGCGTCACCCGAGCTACAGGAGAAGTGGGATCGCGAATGGCGTGAGCTTGCCGAAATTACCCGAGCCTATGTCGGTTCCTGGTTCGATCAAGGTATGCACAAGCAATGGGCGAACCGGCCACTCGAGTGGTTCGGCTGGATCGACGTGCTGGTGACCTCGACCGAGTGGGCGAACTTCTGGGCGCTGCGCGATCACAGTGCGGCTCAGCCTGAACTGCAGGCACTCGCCGTCCTGATGAAGGCGGCGTTCGATGACTCGATCCCCGATGAACTCGGGCACACGGATTGGCATCTACCTTACGTCCTTCGTGAGGAGAAGCACCTGGACATCGCACTCAAGCTGAAGCTGTCGACCGCACGTTCGGCACGTCTCAGCTACAAGCCGTTCGACGGCAACCCATCGCATGAAGCGGAGATCGCACGATACGAGAGCCTTGTCGTGTCACAGCCGCTGCACGCCTCACCCGCCGAACATCAAGCGACGCCCGACCACAGTCAGCAAGGCGTTCGTCCTCCCTACGATCACATCTGGCAGAACCCGCACTTGCACGGGAACTTTGTCGGGTGGATCCAACATCGCAAGACCCTGGCCAACGAAGCAGTGAAGGATCGGTAATGCCAAACAAAGACATAGCGGGCATCATCCCATTCGATGCAGGGCTCATCATGAGCACTGAGACCGAGTGGGTATTCCTCGAGCATATGAAACTTCACCCCGGCGCGATGTCGGTGTGGAAGAACTGGAACACTCAGCCTTGTCCCTGTGGGCATAGCCGCTGTGAGATGCTGTCGTTCCAGGATCAGATGCGCGGTCTGTTCCACGAGGACAGCAACAAGCTAGCGGAGTTCTTCAACAAATGTCTCGTGTTCCAAGGCGATACGCCCAGCGACTACCAACTCGAGCCGATATTGATCGAGCTTCTCGGGCCAGCGCCGAAGCGGGAACGTTCAGACGCGCCTGGCGGATTTATTCAACGCTTGCTCGAGTCGATCCCGGGAGTGAAGGTCATCAAGATCGATTTTCCGCCGCAGGAGTAAGGGGTCTTTGGCGATATTGGCTTTGGCGGTGTTGGGACCCGTCGAAGCCAATTATCATCTGGGTCATGATGAACCCGAGTACCGCCGACCACAGGAAGAATGATCCGACGATCCATAAGATCATGCGGTATAGCAAGGCCTGGGGTTTCGGTGGTATCCTCGTACTCAATATCTACGCTATTCGCTCGACGGATCAGAAACAGATCCTCGGGCGAGTAGGCCCTTCGAATGATTGGTGGTTGAAGACGGCGTTTGAGTTTGCAGCGAGGAAGGGCGTTCCTGTCGTCTGCGCTTGGGGAGTCAAGCATAAAGATAGAGGGGACAGCGTTCGCACTATCGCAGCAGTCGCAGGAGTTCAACTCCAATGCCTTCGCTCATCAAAGAATGGCGAACCTTGCCATCCCCTCTACCTACCGGGAAACCTAGTCCCGATACCCCTAGCCTAACATGGCCGGGTCACTGTGTCAACCCGAATTTTCTTCGGGTGCTTCTTCGAAGGTGACGTAGTACTTCTTCCGCGGTACGAACTGAACCGAAGCCGCAGGATTGTCGATGGTCATCCAGACCTCTCCCGAAGGAGTCGCCTTGGTGAAGTTCTTGTCTTCACCATTGGCGCTGGGATCGTAGACGACCTGAAGCTTAACCTTCTTGCTCCAGCCCAGGTCTTCCACCGACAGACAAGTCATCTTGGCACGAGTAGCCATAGTAGTCTCCATGATTTGAGGAGGGTGTCGGGAAAACGCTGGCTGCAACGTGTAAGGCGGAGACTTTGCTCGACGCGACGTTAGGGCCTAGTAGACAATCCGACGCCGCAATAATACCGCGACGCCGGTGCCATGTCAATCATCTCGTTTGTCGAGGCGACGACAGATCTTCTCGAGGAGCTCGTTCGTCTCCTCCTGGTTTCGGTTGTACTGCATGAGCGCGTGGTTTAGGATCAACAGCTGATCGCGCACCTCGCGATTGACCATTGTGGCTTCACGCAGTGTCTGGTTATCCTGGATGATACCAGCTGCAATCGGGACATCTACAACCCCAGCGCCCTTGATATGACTGGACTCGAACGACTTGCGTTTCTGGATCCATCCCCAGACTGTCGTTACGAGAGTGCCACAAAAGACGGCTACAGCTGCTGCGACTACCTTCCAGTCTAAAGTGCTGGCTTCAGCGGCGGCCTGAGAAACTTGCGACATTCGAAGACTCCAACTGGGACTTCATCCGCCGCGCGACCTCTGCCTCGTAAGCGTCACCTGCTGCTCTGAATGCGGAAAACATATCGGCGATCATCAAGCCGCCGTACATAACGATCCCCGGTTGCGGTAGTCCCGTCTTCACGAGACCGACTGCGATCCAAAACCAGATGAACACCGACATAAAGCTGGTCATCACGCGGATGAGAGGCGTTAAACCCCACTGCCCGTTCACCCACAACGCAATCACTCGGATCGAACCACCTGTGAAAGCAGCCAAGCCCCACACCTGCTGAGGTGCGAGACTGATAAGACCACTAAATGAGTCCTTCAAAGCCGACTCGGTCATAAGACCCGGGAAAAGGATCACCCATGCACCCCACGCCATCAGGTACATCGCATTGAACCATTCGAGAGAGCGGGCATTGAAGTGCCTTTTCATCTCGACCCATGCTGTCGAGCCTTGGAAGCCCATAGTAGTCTCCATTCCTTTGCATATGCAAGGTGATAATATACCTCGCTCCCCTTGAAGAGGCGGTATAAGCGCAAATGTGATGGCATAAACGTGCGCCACAGGCGTTTTCAGGCGTCGTTTGCGCATCGTCGCACGTCGCAACGCACGATCACGCGCCTACGGCGCCTCCTAATCGCTCAGAAATGCGAAGAATGACGCGTGACGACGCGTTCAACGTCGCGCATGTCACCTGCGACACGCATCGGGCGAAACCCCATCAACCTTTCGATGATCGGACGGAAGAGTATATCCCACTCATCCGCGGTGGGGTGATACGCAAGGAACCCATTCTGGAACTCGACTAGTGGACGCTTCGCTTTTCCACGCCAGGCACCCATGTAGGAGATGCCCGTTCCCGGCAGTTTCTTGCCAGCGTCATCATACCCGATCTCGACGACCACAGACGGGTCGGTGACCAGAGTACCCTTGAACCAATCGCCGTTGCCCATTGCCTCGGAGATCCTCATCAGGCCTTTCATCTTGGCCTGGAACATATCCCTCGCCAACGGGAGACCGCTCACGATTGCGGCTCTTCATATTGAGCGAGGACACTGGCAGCTAGGGACTTGACGTCCTGGTCGTCATACACCCGACCCTGAAGGATACGAGCTGCGAGTGACGCCATCGCCTCAGTGGATCGTTTGCTGATCGGGATAGCTGTGACAACCTGCTCGACAATGCGCGAGGTGTGCTCGTCGATTGCAGTCGACTCGTTGACAGTCTGAACAACCTCATTCATCGTCAGGAGTTGCTGCAGGTCGAAGTCGCGCAGGCGTTGTGCTGCTTCCTGCAGGATCGTCCCATCAACCTGTGGACGCATCAGCAGTGCAGCAAGCTCAGCATTGGATCGTTTGTTGGGCATGGCGTACCTCCGCTGCGATCATACGCAGAACGGAGGCGCCAGTCAAATTCTCGGTTTAGTCTTGGCTACCAGTACTCGATCCAGCAACTCCGGGCGAGCGTTTTCATTCTCTGCCAAGAAGGATAGCATGTGATGCCGGAAAAGGAAGCCGTAGTATACCCTCGACCTCGTCCGGAACCAACTGCACGGAAAGTAACCTGTGGTCGGCGGATTGCCATCCATCTCGCCATGATTGATCGAAGCCCAGTAAGGACGCTCCTTACTCGCATTGAGAACCTTCTCAGCCTCCATGCGATTTGCGATCCGAATGATCCAACCTCGATCGTCTCCGTTGGGGTTGGACAGTACAGGGTCCTCCCGTACCCGCTCCCGCCTAGGAGTTCGATTTCGAGGCCGTCGAACGTCACGCGTGACCGACTTGCTGCGCCGAGCCATACATCGTCCCTCCCTGATCCATCGGTGAGATCGTAACACCGAGGGTTTCGTTCATAAAGCTTACCCATGGCCGTGCCTTCATCTCGTCGTTTCCTGTGGGAACCTCATTGGGATCAGCCGGCTTCGACCAATTGAAGCTGAACGGCATTTGGCAGTCAGCACAGAATACCGACATCTCAAAGACGTACATCTCCACAGGTGCGTCGGCTCCCATAGGCTTGTGTTCCTGCTTGATGACCCGCGAGACGTTCGGGACAAAGCGAAACTGCATGTGCTGACACTCGGGCATCAGTTGACTGCCGTCGATGCAGCCTCGAGCGAAGGAAGCTCCTTCAACCAGATCCGCCACTTCTGGGATTTGGTCGTTCCCTGAAAGCCGCTGACGACATCGGCGCCGGTTGCCCGTTGCTCGAACACGAGGACGCGGACATTGGTCGGTACCTGCGAGAGGCCGATCAGCCCGCTGACGATACCCTTGGCGTAGACGGCGCAGACGATGAACTCGTCGTGGATCGCTCGAGCCTGTTCGCCCTTGGTTCGCTTGGGCTGCTCCTCGTCCACCTCGACGAACGCACGGAACCGCGCGACGGGGATCATGGAGTTCAGCATGGCCTGACTCACGCCGATGGCCAAGTTCTTGCGTTCAAGCTCGTCGGTGTCCACAGGAACCTCGGACTCGTTCGCGGCCGCGATCGATTTGTCCATCTCGAGGATCATCAACTGAAGTGCTTCTGCCGCCTGCATTATAGTCTCCTGTCAAATTCGCGCCGTAGGTCGTTTGCGCGTCGTCAATGTACGTTCATTCGTCGCGCAACTCAACATTGCGCCTACGGCGTCTTCAGGCGTTCCCGAAGATGCGCGCGATGCGTCGCAATGCGTCGCAATCGTCATCGAATGTCTCGATTTGATCGCCTAGGCTTTCGAGCAAGTCAACAGCAGCCTCAGGTTCATCCCGCGCCAGACGTCCCGCGATCTCCATCGATTGGACTGAACGCATGTCCTGCATCTCGGCGTGGGTCATCAGGATTGCGGCAATCGTTGCGGCGTCTGCGTCGGAGACTTCATACTTAGCCATCGTCTTATTCCTCATTGCGTTGTCGATGCGCGATCATACGACGCACGGACACAAGCATCAACCAGTCAATCCTGCGGGTTAAAGTCCCAGCCCGGTCGAAACGCCACGAAGTTCGGATGGCGAGGTTTGTCCTTTTCGCCTACCTTCTGCTTCGAGTACGTCACGACTTGACCGGCAAGTCGGTGTCGTGCTCTCCACAGGGCTGCTCGCTGTTCCTTTGTGAAGCCTCCTCCAACCCGGACTGTGACATCGGTCTTGAGGTCGCGGAGTATAAGGCCGCCAAGCGTGCCTTTGCCGACCTTACCGTCTTTAGCTGAGGATCGCTTGAGTTTACCCGTCGCATCCCGTTTCGCTTCATTGGTGTTCTGCTCCTCTTCGAAGAACCCGATCACTTCGCCCTCCGCATCAATGAAGGGCTTGTACTTCAGCATCCAGCCCTGGTTGACTGTCGACTTGCCTTCCTTGTACGGACCGAGTATCGATCGAACGATCACACCCTCAAAGCCGAGCTCGAGACACTCATCGATGAAGGCCTGTAACTCCTCGACGGTATTGCAGGCTCGATGCGGCAACATCTTGACTCGACTGTGATTGATCCGCCGCACCAGCGCTGCTGCATGATCGAGCCTGTCGCTGTACGGAACACCTGGCTCGAAGGTGTCGAATACCCAGAACGTCCAATCGGGTTCAGGCCCGTTGTCGTTCGTCAGTCCGCTCGAAGTGCGCTGCAGGACACCCTTGCCGCTCGCAGCGCCGCATACTATTTCACCGTCGAGGAATGCCTTCTTGGGCACGAGTCCCTTCGTCGCTCGACGGAAAGCACGGTTCGGGAACTGAGCGAGACGTGACGTGTAAGCGCCAGCCTCGTCCATCATACACCTGAACCCGTCGATCTTGGCCGAAGCATACACGGGGAACTTGATAAGGCCGAGGTCGTCAATCGCCTCACCCTTCATTGGACGTTTGGGCTTACTCATAAAGATATGGCTCGTGCTCGTTGTTGATGCGGAAGACGGTGTAGCCCGGCATGACCGATCCGAACTCGGCTCGAGCTATAGCAGTCGCATCGTACTGCTTCAGCAAGCCGGGCATCCAGATGGTTTGTTCGATCCTTCGTGGATCATGCCAAGTGAGCGCGGTGTGATTGCGCTTCTCGAACCACCAGTAATTGGCGACCGCGAACAACTTGTGCTTCGGTCCTAGCTTGTCGAGTTCGTATCCGGCGAACACCCGAGTCTCAATCGGTTGTAGCCTAACCCCGTATAAAACTTTGGTGGTGGATTTACCGGGGGTACCGTAGAACAGCAGAGGCATTTCTCTTTCCCTAGCGCACGAGGCGACGACGAACCCGACACCCAACCACAGACGACCGCCATCCCTTCGTCAAGGTTGAATATGTCCCACCAATCCCAGCCTCCCTTTTCGACTGCGGTTCGCAGTGCCTTTAGGTCGGTGCCTTGGTCACGGGTGAAAGCGGGGTGTGTGGGGTCAGTGTCCCAGGGCTTTCCGTGCCCGGCTTGGACAATGTAGTCAGTCATGGTCGCCTCGCGTTGTCATCGTTCGATGATTGCACGTCTGGCGACCAGCGTCAATCGCCCTTGTTCTTTTTATTCCGCTTCTTGAGCCGCTTCTTGAGCTCGGCCTTGGTTTCGGACCGAGGCTTTTCGATGGTCGGCTTCTTACGATCGGTCTTGGCCGTCGGTTTGGCAGTCGCGCGCCGCGACGGGTACGCCGTCTGGATCGGATCCATGCCAATCGGTATATAGACCACCTGGGGTTTGTATCCCACAGCAGCGGGGATCGCCAGGCCGGGAGACTGCGTCTTGCGCATAAACGCCGACACACCCGCGGTCTGCACTCCCTTCTTCTGCGCCCACTCGTGTTGGGACGCGTGCTTCTTCACCTGGTCGCGGATGAGTTTCTTCAAGCCCTTCTCGGTGATTGCCTGCTTGGGCACTCGATACTTCTTGTCGATCATGGGTACTTTCCTGTCTTGGGTTTATCCTTGAACACCAGGTTCTTCACCCGACGAACTTCCTCCTTCGCTTCCCAGAGCTCACGCTGGAAGCGACGCATCCGCGAGATGACGAAAGCATTGATGATGCAGTTGACCGTCAATAGCAGACCCAGGAAAACTATCACTTCTTGGCTTCCTTCTTTTTGGCCGACTTCTTCTTGGTCGGCTTTGGTGGCTTGTTCATATCGAGCAGTGCTTCATGCGGCTCGGTCTTGTGCTGCCAATACTCGAACTTCTTGAACTTCAACGCGGTGCGACGGGCCATGCGCTTTTCGTCGAGACCGTTGTGCCGCTTGAAGAACTTGATCGTCGCCTCGAGGTCAGCGATCTCGTCCTCAAGGTTCCGCCGCAGGTCACGACCGTCCCAGTGCTTGATGAGTCCGCCTGTCCCGACGAGCTTGTTGCCGATCTGATGCAACCGACCCAATGTCTTATACATCGCATAGTCGGCCATGGCGTCGATGACTTCACCGCCCTCCTCGAGTAACTTCGACAGTCCCGTCCACAGGGCCGATCCGATAGCGAACGGTGCAGTCGTCATTGGGCGGATCTTCATATCGGGTCTCCCAGCTTTGCTTCGGTGAAGTGGTCATAGAGGCGGAAGGCGAACGCGTTGCCGACGCAGTCGCTGAGGTCATCGATCATGATCGGTCGACCGAGCTTCTCTTCCGTGTGCTTGATGCACAGCAGGCCGCGGGGATGAGATACTTCAGCCCAAACGTCCTCGTGCAGCATTGGACAGTCGGGAGCATCCTCGCATCCCTCGACATCGCAGACGAAGTCTCGTTGCTTGCCGGGATGAAGGCGTCCCTTGTGTGGATGATACAGCGGCATCACTTGTTCCCCGGGACAGGGGTCGCGCGGGTCACCGTGCCGGGCTCGTGTCCATCGATGATCCAGCCGTTGCCGCAGCCTTCACACTTCAGCACCGAAGGGTCCATCGGATCGAAGTGAAGTCGGCCGGGTGTGTTGCACGACGGGCAGACATTCTTGTTGAGGAAGTCCGCAGCAACCCGGGGGTCCTGCGTCGTGACGAGCGGCGGCATCGGGATCAGCTTCGCTCGCTGCAGCGGTGCGAGTGTCGCCTTGAGCTTTTGTATCTCAGCTGCAAACCCGACGTTGCTCAGGAACAGGAAGATGATTGCGACGAGCTCGACCCCTTCTCGTAGATAGCCGATCATTGCTGCGTCTCCGCGTTGTTCGGATAGAACCACAGGCCGGAGGCCATGCGCTCATATCCTTGGGCGACGAGCTCGTCATCGTCGTGAAGCTCATCCGCTTCGATCAGCGTGTGGACGAGATGAAGTGGTGGAGTCTCGGACTCGAACACGACTTCTGTGTAAGGCTGTCGCACCGGCGAGTTGTTCTCGAAGTCCTGGCAGTGCGACACCACGCTGATGTCGGCGCCTTTCGGCAGGAACGTCTTGAGCAGCTCGGCGGCACGCACAACCTGTGGGATGCGAGTGCTATATACCGCGTTCATCGTTATCTCCGTGTCATGATCGACTCGGCGATATTACGCGACATTGCGCAACAGCGCAAATTCTAATTGCCGTGGTATCCTGGGCTCCGGTCCGGCAGCAATTCCATATGGATGACCGGTCGCATCTTGTGGTCGTATCCTGTGCTCAAGATCTGACAGGAATACTCACCGGGCGGGAAGCGATTGATGTCGAGGATCACCCGCTTCCCGTTGAACCACCACTTGTAGATGAAGTTCATCGCCAGACGTGCCTTGCCGCTTCTCTGCCCATTCCCCAGGCGAACCCTCTCGCGGTGGTCTGGAAAAGGCTCGGTGCTAACAAATAGGTCAGCAAGAGAAAGATGAAGACCAGGATCAACGGCATGGAGCCCCGGCGCTGAGGAGGTCGGCGCATCATTCATCTCCTCGGGGAGCGACGAGCGGAGGGCGGAACTTCTCGATTGTGACAACATACTGCTCGCCGCCTTCTTGGAAGTGCATCACTGCCGCGTCGTCATACAGCCACTGAGGCTGGGTGAACTCAACGGGTCCTCGGACTGAGGAGAAGTTCTCGCGAATGGTCGCGAGTGCTGCGGATATGCAAGGGCTTCTCCTTCCCGTCTGCGCGTCAGCCGGCCCGTGTCGGATCTCGATCTTGCTCAGGCCCTCGATCACCTTCGGGTCTTCGATCTTCAACGCCGGCAACAGCGTCGTGTCGGGTTTGATCCCGAAGGAGGCACACAGGTTGGCCGAGTAGATGTTCCTCAGCTCCACAGTGCCGTCGGTGTTGAAGATTGCGAGCAGTTGATCGCTGCTGTCCCAGCTATGCTTCGCACGAAGGTAGATTTTACCGCCTTCGGACAGCTCAACCCAGAACGCGATGGTCGGGACCTCGCGAACGGGTGGCTTACCCACGCTAAACTTCATGACTTCATCCATATGATAAGGCCAGTCCAGAAGGTGATGATACCGATGATGATACCACCCCAGACCAGCGTGTTGAACCAGTCGATGCCTTTCTTCTCAT